ATCATATTGCGTAGATGGAAAGAATTCTTGATAGCGAGTACATTACTTGCATCATCAATCCTAATTCCAACAGCCGGCACTTTGGATTCTCAGGGACCTAATAATCCTGGTAGTGTAGTGGATGATAGCAGCGTTGGTGACAATACTTGGAGCAACACAGATTATGCAAAATCATCAGATGATAAATATGCTAGTGTTAGCGGGACAATGACAAGTGGCTATTCTCATTACCTCAAAGCAACCGATTTCGGCTTCTCCATTCCATCTTCCGCTACTATTGAAGGAATAAAGGTGGAAATTGAGCGACATGCAAATGACAATTCTGGAACTCGGTGGGTAAAAGATTGGAAGGTTTATTTACTAAAGAATGGTAATGTAGTCGGAGATAACAAAGCAGACACATCAACTAACTGGCCGACTTCGGATGCATATAAATCTTATGGAGGTAGTAGCGATTTGTGGGGAACAAGCTGGACTGCTAGTGACATCAACAATGCGAATTTTGGAGTGGTATTAGCAGTTCAAACATCAACGGGTGTATTTCCTTATCCCACTGCCTATGTTGACCATATTCGGATTACCGTTTACTATACACCAGGTGGTGAAAATAATCCACCAACTATTAACAATCCATATCCTGGGAATAGTTCAATGAATATAGAAATTAAACCAGCATGTCATATTACGGTAAGTGACTCGGATGGAGACACAATGACAATTTATTGGTACGAAAATTCAACAGGCAGCTGGGTACTAAGGCAAACAAATTCAAGCGTTTCCAATGGAACATATTACTGGACCTTCGAACAAGCCACCTCTTATAATACAACTTACTGGTGGAAGGTCGTTGTAAATGATTCAACTGATGAAACCGCTGCAATTTATCATTTCACAACAGGTGAAGAACCGTCTATAACGATAAACTATGTCGGCAATGAATCGAATTTGGGTGGACCGTACTATATACCAGGGCTAGAAAACACTAGCGGAAACGGACCATACTGTCCTGATGGGTATTTTACAGATGGGAGTAAGCAGGCTGAAGATTGGCTTTATATCAATTGTACTATTGAAAACAGCGGTAGTGTATCTTCAGTTTATCTTTGTTTGTATAATGCAACCACTGATACATGGAATAATGATACAACGTTAATCAACACTGGTGGCGACTATTGGGAGGTTAATACATCAGGAAACATTACTATAACTGCTGGACATTTATATTCTTTCAATATAAAAGCAGTTGACAAAAATGGTGATAGTTTTATAGTATACTGGAATAAAATACATGGAATAATGATACAACGTTAATCAACACTGGTGGCGACTATTGGGAGGTTAATACATCAGGAAACATTACTATAACTGCTGGACATTTATATTCTTTCAATATAGAAGCAGTTGACAAAAATGGTGATAGTTTTATAGTATACTGGAATAAAAGCCACAATGATACTGTCAAATATAGGAGAAGATATATTTATCTTGGTTGTGATGCAATCGAGTTTTCATACCTGTTATTAAATCTTAGTGATTATCCAGTGTATCCGCCCGATGGAGTGAATGCTGAATCGTTTAAGCCTTATGATAATGCGTATCATGACCATTCGGCGAAAGGAGAAGCCACCGCAACGACCAATGACCAAGGACAGATGACAAGCAAGTGCCTCACCGATTATGTCAATGATAATTATTGTAGCATTTGGGCTGGCTTTTGGTTTAATGAAACGCTTTGCATAGAGAAGACCCAACTTACAAATATTTATATTCATGTGTGGGCTAGTGCATTAGGAAATGGCAAGGTGAATATCAGTATCAAAAAAGAAAGAGGAAAAAATACATATGTAGGTGCATTGGATTGGAAAATCTATTCTCCATCTGATGCTAAATCAACTATTCACCATACTCCTGCTGGCTCTTCCGGTAATGATACTTTTAAGCTGTATGCAGATAAAATAGTGCTTGATAATCCACTAAATGTCGATGATAATTCTATATATGAACTTTTATTTATTGTTATGGATGTTCCTCCAGAAAGCGACTATCCTCATGTGATAAGCAATATTAGTTTTCCATCATTCATCATTTTCAATGTTCCAGATAATGATACTCTAAACAACACTTACGGTGATACTGATAGCGATGGCCTCACAGATTGGCAGGAGTTATATGTAACGTTTACAAATCCGTTCATAACGGACACTGACCACGACGGTGCATCAGATTACAATGAATACCAATCTGGTACAGACCCAAATAATTATACAGACCGTCCAGGCGAGAAACCGGATGTACAAACTCTTGACGCTATAGATATAACTAATGTATCAGCGACATTAAGAGGTCAGATTATAGATGTTGGAGGAGAGAATTGTGATAAGCGAGGATTTGAATGGAAGACTCCAGACAACGTATCTGCAGAAGATGAGAAATCGGTTGTAGGAATAGCGTATGTGCATGGCTTTGCCTTTTACAATAACTATCTTTATGGTGGTTCCCGTGACACCACACCGGGAAAGGTCTGCAAAATAAATGCAAGCAATCATAGCGACTATCTCGTAAAGCAGGCAACGAGAGGTGGGAGTAATGTGGCAGAAATACATGATTTAATTCTAGAGAGTGGGTATATATACATTTGCGATGGTGATGGATATCTAGTGAAGCTTGAGCCGTATGATCTTGATACAGAAGGTTATTGGCAATTATTTAATGATGACGTGCAAGCTATTGCTTCTGATAATGAATATATATATGGGGCTGGTGATAATGGGTGGGTTGCAAAATTCAACATCACTTCAGAAGACATCTCTTCTAACCAAATAAATGTGCCTAGTGGCGAAGATTTCCATACAATGCAAGTAGATGATGAATACATATATGCTGTCACGTTCCAAGGATACATTAGCAAGATATGGAAGACAAATTTGACGGAAAAATCATCTGTGGATATGATATATAGTGGCATAACGGATGATTCAGCACAAGATGAAGAATATATCTATTTAGGTGTGGAGTCATCACCTGGCAAAATCATAAGAGTAAATAAGAGCGACTTAACTTATGAATCATTCGAAGAAAATGGTATGGGTGCATCATATGGAGTGTATATCATTTCTTTTGATAATGAAGACAGACTAGTTTATCTTGACCATACTAATAATAAGCTTTGGATTTTCGATGTACCTGATTTAACTTTATTGCATGTAGTGAATATTACAAATCTTATAGTAGCCGAACCGATTAATGAAATGGCTGATGATGGAGAATATTTACATATTGTGGAATGGCGAAATCCCATACGCATATTTAAGCTTGATAGGTATCTTGTCTTATTCGCTAAGCAGAATTGGTCAGAAACGGGTACATTTACAGCTGGAGAGTTTTCACATGCCATAAACAACCTAAGGGTCGAGACCACTTACGAATTTAGGGCCTTTGCACACAATGCATATGGCTGGAGTTACGGTGAATGGAAGAATTTTACGACAATTACACCGCCCCAGCTATCGAACCCTTCTGTCACACCGCTTGTTGGGGAAACCAGTGTTACGGTTTTTTATTTCAATATAAGTTATAGTGATGAAGGTGGTGACCCACCCGTAGAAATAAAAGTTAACATTACTAAGCCTGGATGGTACTTGAATGCAAGCATGAGTTACGTTTCCGGTGATAATACTACAGGAGCACTATATTCCTATTCTACTACTTTGAAAACAGGGATTTATAATATATCATTTTATGCCACGGATGGAACTGCGTCTGCGGTAAACGACCCTGATATTCAAGTCAAGTCGACTTTCCGCATGGTAGTTCGTGCGGATGGAGAAGACTACTTCATATGGGTTGGAAAGAATTGCACAGCATCTGAGGCTGTTGAAGATATTCCCGGATTCGATGAGGCATCCGAATACATTGCAATCTGGAATGGCACAACTTGGGATTCTGAGAATGGTCTTTGGATATTCTATTATGGTGATGGCTCTGGCGAAAACTTTAATATCCATACCTATGACGTCATTAGGATTTATCTTACTGACACCGGAACAGTTGACATATATGCAACTCCCAATAACTACATCAATTACAGCGCTACAAGAACAGTCCTTCTAATCAATTCAACAAATAAAGGAGCTAATTATACTGGTTATACCGGCTCGACTACAACACTATCAGACATTGTTGATGACGCAGGCTTAGAAGACGGCGAAGTTATAGGTTATTGGGATAACAGCACTTACGAATGGGAGATATATGTTGTTGGCTTCTCTAATTTAAATTGACACCAGAACGTGGAATATACCCGGACCTGAAGCATGACATTACCAATTCCATTTCCGATATATGGACAAACTAAAGACTCCAATGAGGACATTCTGCCGAATCTCCCCGTGAAGATTTCAGGAACATCCGAAGTGATAGTTACTTCTGACAGCAACGGAAAATATCTTCATAACATTCAGAATATCGCTACAGAAGGTCAGGATTTACATGTGAGAGCATCTTATCTTGGTGAGCACACCGACATAACTTGGAATGTCAGCTTGGTTCCTCCATCTAAGCGTATAGATGTCATCCTCCAAGATTCCATTGAGACTGGCGAAGTAACTTTGAACGGCTATCATGATACAGGAACTGATTTGTATCTCTTTACATCCAAATCCACACCTGAGATAAGCCTCAAGATATCAGATATTGATTGGGTTGAATGACGTTATACCCAGCTAAATTTGATACAGGTAGATTTGATTATTCCTACTTCAACACCCTCACTTTAGAACAGTCTCTCAATGCTCTAGTCAGCAAGACTGGCATTATCGAGACTTATGTCAATTCGCTATTGGAAGCCCTGCAACAGTGTGAACATAATATCAATTCACTACTGATGGCATCTCAAACACTTCAGCAAAATCTAGACACATTACTGTCTCAGACTTATTCTGTTTCTACATCACATGACGCACTGTTGATGATTACGGAGGCTCTTCAGCATTACCTCGACACTCTCATATTGACGACACAGGAGAAGCAAGTCGATATCGATACTATCTTGCAGCAAACGAAAGCCCTAACCTATCTGACCGATAGCTTGTTAAAGAAGACCACAACCCGCATGCATTATCTTAATACAATTCTCCAGGCTGAGGAGGTCATTAAAGTTTATGCGATTAATGCTCTACTCAAATCGACTTACAGTCTATCGCTAATTCATGACGCAATAGTTTCGCTGATAGGGCTTGAAAAAGAATACGGCATAACCGCTATCCTTCTTCAGAAGAAAGAAATCAATCATATAATGGATTGCCTAATTAAAGCCACGAATCAGTTGAATTTAGTCTATGATTCAGCCTTACAAGCAACAACCGAGAAAGATTTCACGCTCAATAGCATATTAAGTACGCTCCAATCCATTACATATGATTTCAATACTATACTTAGCGAACTTGGAACTCAACTCCATTACGCCTTTGATTCAGTATTATCCGCAATTAACTCCATTAGCTCTTATATCAATGCTGTGATTGGCCAAGTCATTCCCAAGGAGTTGGCAATCGATAGCATATTGATGCAATCACAAATTCTAGACTACAGCTTACTAGCCATTCTATCCATTGAAATTGAGAAGAATCATAATTTAGACGCATTACTCAGCGCTCTACAAACATCAAACTACAATAGCGATACTGTATTACAGGCGACATATATTATCTCTCTATTGGAAGATGCATTACTGCAAAAATCATATGAGCGAGCCTATCATTTAATGACCCAATTGAAGGCTATTATAGGCGAAGATTATCTGATTGACGCCACACTACATCTAATTCAGAAGGCGGAACATTCGCTAGACACTATATTAGGTCTAGGCATGAAGTTCATTGACTATTTACTTGATGGTATTCTGTCTGGGAAATTAAGCAAAGAAATACGGTTCGACAGCCTGCTTAGTCAAACCTTTAGCATCAATTACCTCACATCCGTTTATCTGTTAATGACAGCAAGTCTTCAATACACGATTAATTCGATATTTCAGGGCCGATATTCAAGACAATTCGCTTTAGATTCGATAATATACAAATTGATGACAGCAGCATATCTCACAGATGTCTTACTCCTTCAGAAAAAGGAATGTCTATATAGCATCGATACAAATCTCAAACTTCCAGTCGGCAGGATATATTATTTCATTGACAGCGTGCTTAAGGGAAGACTCGTCTGTCAGTATATATTTACTACAGACCTTATCAAGGGCCTTTATATTGACACACTACGAACTTCTATGGCTCCTGTATATGAAATTAAAACTACCCTTTCTGACTGTTTAGGAAATACGTGATTTGTGGAATGGCGTATCCCGAATATGAAAGGGGAACAACCATAAAGATATCTGCAGAATTTCTAGCGAATGGCAAGCTAGTTGATCCTCTCTATCCTCGTGTTACAGTTTATAAGCCAGACGGCACAAAGCTAGTTGATAATGCCGAACCGTTTAAAGACGAAGCAGGCAAGTATCACTATTATATTGAGACATCCAAGACAGACCCATTAGGACTTTACATTGTAGAATGGAGTGGCTGGTGTGGTTTAGAGGGAACTCTTGGCTCTGGTCAAATCATTCAAAGAGATGTGTTTTCGTTAGTAGAAGTTGAGTAGTATGGCATTTGAGGATTTGCTGACTGATACAATCTATAAATACACGCTTACATCCAGTCAGAACGAATTGGGAGAATGGGTTACCAGCTATACGTCTTCCTCAGCAGCCATAAATGCAAGGGTGATGCCACTTACAGACGAAGAACGCATGGTCATTGCTGGTTTATACCCGCATGTCAGACTCAAGGTTTACGTTCCTTATTCGACATCCATCAAGCTTGGTGATTTAATCTCATATAATGGCGAGATGTATAGAGTGGAAGAGGCTGTATGGGATTCTGAAAAGACATATAAGAAATTGATGGTGTCGAAATATGAGCTATGAAGTATTAAAAGGCGTTAGGGATATCCTGATTACAGACGGCGATGTCCTATCACTTATCCCAGCCAGTAAGATTCGAGTAGGATGGAGTAGCACTGTAGTTGATTTCCCATTAGCTGTGATTAGTATAGTCTCCGAATCTGATACCGGCATGCTTGGTTATGGAACTGCAGAGGAAGGCGAGAAATTACACAGGGTCGAGGCTAGTATACAAATTGATGTACTGTCACGAGCATCCATCAAAGAAACTCTCGATATAGCTGATGCCATCACTAAGGCTTTAATGAAGAATGGCTATTCCAAATCTACTGAAGTTGATATGTGGGATGACCTGCTAAAAGCTCATAGACGAATGTTGAGATTTAAGAAGACCTTTATAAAGTCTGCATGAGATTTAAAGTCAAATTCAATCTGAAGAATTTATCCAAGCTTGTACCACATCGAATGCGAGAGCGATACCTTCCATATATCAGGGATAGTTTGATTCATATCCTCACAGAGATGGCCTATGATATGAATGAGGAATTGCAGCGGAGACGATATCCTGGTGCTTCTCCACCGCAGAGTGCTAGAAGAAACCCTGCATGGATTCATACGTCAATTGAGGAAGGCTGGAATATACCAAATCCAGAAATCAAGAAGACAAAGGTTATCGCAACTCTTTATAACGCATCTGAGCATCTCCTCGCAGTAGAATTCGGAACTCTCCATGTAGCTCCCATATTTCCACGAACTAAACCGTTCTTAGTGTTTGATTCGCTAAAATCTGATACGGGTATAGTAAGAGCTCCGTATGTATCCGGACAGAAAGGAAAGGGTTTTATTGAGGCTGTCTTTAATGAATGGACTAGGAAAGGTATTGAGGAATATTTGGCTAGGTGAGGTTAAATATGTTTGTATGTAGCCGGATATTACTGGGAATATGGCAGGCATCATAACTGGAAAGGATGCATCCTTCAAGATAGCAGTTGGCTCGCTTGATAACAAAGACCTAGCATTCTGGGGTGTCTCTGATATGTCTCTGTCATTCTCGAGAGATATCATAGAACAGGAACTTGTAGGGCAGACTGGCAATCTGAGAAAGCCAGGTAAGCTTTCAGTAGAAGGCTCATTCACGAATTGTAAGATTGCTGCTTCAGGAAATTCAGATATGCTTGATTCCATAATAGACCCGAATAACCTTCTGATAATCTCAGGACGGAGATTGCAGGTAAGGACCACGCAACTCTCGGTCTTTCAGACTTTACGCTAACACTCTCAAGAGACACGATAGAAACGGAACTGCTTGGAGAAAAAGGTAACTACTTTATGGCTGGAAGTCTTGGCATAGAAGGCTCCTTAACCGCAACAAAGCTAGATGATTCCGCTGCTGGTGTCTTGCTTGAATCGCTGATAAATGGTACGCCAGTTACAATATCAGGCACCGCCGGAGATAAATCAATATCCTTTTACTTCACAAGCGGCCTTATTACAGGCTTTGATATTTCACTCGGAGATGCCGATACAGTCACAGAAGGCTCCATTGATTTCACTGTCCTCAACCCGCAGGATGTTACCAAGACCTACAAGGGCGATAGTGTCCTCATAACAGATAGTAGCTAAGACAGCTGAGATTCAGGTGATTCACTTCTGTTTTATGTCTTTAATGGTATTAATGGAAGGAGGAGATCATGGAGAAATCAAAAGAAGAGCGCTGGAAGGAATTTGAGGCGAAATTAAAGAAATCTGAGGAGAAGAAGGCAGCTGAATTTATGAAGGAGCTTGCTACCAGAGACAAGCTTGAAAGGGATTTTAAAGAGGATATAATGTATGTGACCTTCGAGACTTCTCCCGAAACTAAGAGGACTGTCCTTACACGCAGACCTACTCACTCCGAGATGCTGGAATTAATTAGGCTGCTTAGGCTGCTTATTACAGTCTCAAAATTTGGTGGTGAAGCAATGACCGAAGATGATTTCAAGAAATTCGAAGATGCTTATGAGAAGCTGCCAAAGATTGCTGCATCACTTTGTGTAAAGCCGAAGCTTGATGAGAAATTCTGGAGCCAAGTAGCAACCTGGGATGCACTCCAGAGCTTTATCAATGCAGTCCTCTCTGCTGGCCAATCCCCTCGCATCTCAGAACAAGAAATGAAGTCCTTTCGTTGAATCTGGATTAGGTCAGCTTGAGTTTGAATTGTGTTCTCTTCTACACAAAACACCAAGAGAAATTGGAGAGTTACGCCAGAAAGACCCTGAAGGAATACGTTTTCTTGAAGAATGTATATTGTACCGGAAGAAGAAAGAATATGAAGCTTATAAGAAGTTAGAGCAAAAGGCTAAATTAAAGAGAAAGAGGTAGATGGTAAGAGTTGGTGGAACTCCTTTAGGAACTGGAGTAATTCAAATAACAGCCGATATCCGAGATGCGATACTAGCTATCAAATACAAATTAACTGCGGAATGTCAGAGAGCTACAGATGCCATCAAGAAGCATTTTGATACTCTTGGAAAGCGACTTGAGGCCAAGTTACCTACACAGATGCAGGCGGTTGCACGCTCAGCCGCAGATAAAGCGATAACTCAAGTAGAGCGATTCCGTGATAGGTTAAAATTACTCTGGCATCACATCCAGCACTATCTTTCATTCACCATCGGTGTTCAGATAGTGATGCGTTCTATCAGAGCACTCCAGCAAACTATTGACTTATTCACGGAGTTTGAAAAGAGAGTTGTAATGGCTGCAGCTGTATCTGGATATTTCGGAAAGGCATTTGATGTGGCGACAGCATCAATCCAGCGATTAGCCTTAACGCTTAGTAGGAGGACGATTTACTCTGCCAATGAGATAGCTGAGGCGATGTATAGCATAGCATCGGCGGGCTATGACGTTGGGAAAATCACAGAAAGGGAGTTAATTCCGATATTAAATTATGCAGCTGCACAGCAGATTGATTTAAATGATGCAACTGAGCTGGTCATTAAGACATTCAAGGAGTTTGGAGATACTGGAGAGACGATAGAAAGTATTGTTGATAAATTCACTGCAGCAATATCCAATTCATTCCTCAATGCTCAGAGATTAGCTGAGGGCATGAAGTATGTTGGTGCAATGGCTGCAGAGGTAGGCGTATCTCTCGATGAGACTCTTGGCGCTTTGGCAGTCCTCGTTGATAGAGGATATGAGGGTTCTCAGGCTGGCCAGAGACTCAATATGATTCTCACAAAGCTGCTTAAGCCTACAGAAGAAGCGAAAGAAGCGTTAAATAGTTTGGGTCTTACGATTGAAGACTTAAATCCAGAGACGAATTCATTAGTTGAAATCCTATATAAACTCAGAGCAGCCGGTTTTAGTGCGGCTGAAGCATCAGCGATGTTCCGAGCTAGGACAGCAGCTGCAGCACTCACTCTCGTAGAAAATGCAGATGCAGTTGCTCGTCTTACAATGCAACTTCAATATTCAGCAGGACTCACAGAGGAATTAGCTCGTAGGCAGATAAATACGCTTAGTGGTGCTCTTGCTCTTTTGAGAAATAATGTTGTTGCATTAGCGATAGCTATAGGACGTGATTTGAAACCTCTTATTCTCACTACAGCTGGTGCTATTGAGGATTATTTGCTTCCAGTAGTTCGGGCCCTATCCGCTCCACTCAGCGCCTTTGGAACTATTCTCTCAAGAGCATCTGGCGGTGGTAAGGCCTTCATTGGAATACTTCTCTCTATGACTGTTGCAGGAGTTGCTACTCTCGGACTTCTTAAGATGCTGAGCCTTACTCTCAAATTAGTTGGTAAGGAGTTTATTGCTGAATCCATTAAAGCAGCAACATTTAGGAAATCCTTAACTGCCCTTGGTGTCGGTGTAGGCTCATTCATTAATCAAGCTCTTAATCTTCAATCTACAGCTTCTCTTGTTGCCTTATCATTTGGTATGATTACTGGAGAACTACTTCTATTTGCGACTCTTGGCGATAAGATACCATCTTCAATACAGTCAATTACAGTCTCACTTACGTTCCTCATCACGGTTCTTCTTAATCTTAAAAATACAGCTATAAGTGCTAGAACAGCAATGCTCTCAATTGTTCCTGCAATTGTGGGAGTATCAGCAGCTGCTGCAGCAACTAATCTTGCGGGTATGAATTCTATTCTAGGGAAGACAATTGCCACCATTACAAGCCTTAGTGGCTCTCTTATTTCTTTGGGACTCACCTTTAAGTTAGTTGGCATTTCAGCTACATCCTTACTCGGTATATTCGGCATACTGATAACTGTCGGAACCATTATAGCTAGTATTTGGGGCAAAGATATTGCTAATGCCCTCCAGGGGGTCTATGAACGACTCGTGCCGTGGGAATCTAGGACGTATAAGGCTGTCGTTGCATCCCGTAAATTGTCTGAAGCTTTATCCGAATATCGAAGCCATATATCCACACTTCGTGAATTACAGGAGGAACATGATAGGCTAAATAAAGAGCTAGAAGAAGCGAAAGCGGCTGGAGAAGATGTTGCTGAGGTACTTGAGCGGTTGAATGAAGTTGAGAAGGAAATGCAAGCTACCTCCAACAATATTGCATCATCTTGGAAGAATATAGTTAGCATCATTGCTGATGCCACACCAAATCTTGGGAGATATGTCAAGAGTCTTGAAGACTATTACAGCACATCTAGCGAACTAAGGAATCTAGAAGAGCGGAAAGCTGAATTATATGCAGAACTGGAGAAGAAGCAAGATGAGTACTCTAAAGCTGTTGCTATATACGGTGCAGCATCAGAGGAGGCAAGGTCCATTTGGAATGATATAATTCGGATATCGAGGGATTACAGCGATGTCGTTGACCAGATAGCTGATAAAGAAGGCGAACTAAATAAACTTGAGGACCAAAGAAAAGACATAATGGATGACTTAGTTAAGGGAGAGAAGGAGCTAGCAGAGGCAGCAGATGATTTATACGAAGCCCACTATAATTACGTTGAACTAATGTCAAAGCGGATAATAACTGAATCGAAATTAGAAGCGCTTGAATCCTTACGAAGCGATATCAATAAGATTCTTACTGAGAAGATAGGCAAATTAGCTGAGGCTGAGCTTAAGCTTAAGAAGATAGAAGAGGCTCTTTACAAACTAAGAAAAGATAATCTAAGCCGTGTACGAAGTCTATGGGATGCACTAGTCAGAGAAGGGTGGATTACCGAAGATATGATAGAGGGTAAGGAAGACCTTGAAAAGGCATATGGAGACTTAATGAAGGCACAGGTGAGATATAGTCGACTTTTAGGCAGATTGACTCCAGAACAGAGAGAAATTCTTAGCAGATGGGTTGAAGAATATGTTAAGGCGCTAGAAGAAGGGCTTCCAACTCCTGGAGTTCCTTCATTCCTTACAGGTGAAGACATTGATATAGTATTAGAGTATGCAAATGCTCAGTATGAGCTGAGACAAGCTATCTCCTCACTACAAAGCATTCTTTTGGAGACAGTCGACTCGTTAGTTGAGCATGGGCTGGTGTCTGGAGAAATTGCTGATGCATATTATGATTTGCGTGAATTGATTGATGAGATTAAATCCAAAGAGGCGGAATACCAAGAGGCTCTTGATGAGACCGACTTAGGTATATCTAGCCTCACAGAAACTATGTGGAATTACTGGATGAGCTTACGAGATGTAGAAGGA